AGAACTATGCTATGATCTAGCCACGCTTCGAACTGAGTTACAGACGGAAGCGCAAACTAGGAGAGCCAAATGGCTATTTCGTTGAAACGTACCGGAGGCATGATTGCCAATGGTGTCAAGCTGCTTGTCTACGGGCAAGCAGGGGCTGGCAAGACCAGTCTCATCAAGACTTTACCGCATCCCGTGGTGTTGTCGGCTGAAGGTGGCTTGCTGTCTATTGCGGACGCTGACCTGCCGTACATTGAGATCGCCTCAATGGATGACTTGCGCGAGGCTTACGCTTGGGTTATTGAATCCGAGTACAAAAGCGTTGCGCTAGATAGCATCTCCGAGATTGCCGAGGTCTGTCTGAATCACGAAAAAAAAATCAACAAAGACCCACGCGCTGCATATGGCTCTATGGCCGAGCAAATGAGCGACATTATTCGTGCCTTCCGCGACATTCCCGGACGCCACGTTCTGATGACCGCCAAGCTGGAAAAGACCCAAGACGAGATGGGCCGGGTGCTGTACAGCCCATCAATGCCGGGCAACAAGACTGGGCAGGCACTGCCTTACTTCTTTGATGAAGTGCTGGCGCTGCGCGTCGAGAAGGATGCCGAGGGCGGCACTCAACGCGCCCTGATGTGCGACAGCGACGGGTTGTGGCTTGCCAAGGATCGTAGCGGCAAGTTGGGAACCTGGGAAGCGCCTGACCTTGGTGAGATCATCAACAAGATTGGCGGTGCAGCATGAAAATCAAAATCATGGCCCATATCCATTATCAAAAGTTTGAGTGGGAAGAAGAAGGCACATACAGAATTGCCTCATTCAAGATGGACGACACTGAAGACCGCACTTATGTCGGTCAACAAGAAGTCGAGTTTGACGCACCTGAAAACTACGATCCTACCGCCCAAAAGATCGCAGCCTTGCAGGCGTTAAAACAAAAAGCGCAAGATGATTTTGCAAAGTCAATCTACAAAATCAACGAACGTATCAGTAAATTACAAGCACTGGAGTACACCCAATGAACACACTTTACCAACGCTGGCTTGACGCCAAGAAATTGGAGGCCGCTGCGGTGGCCGAGCGCCGCCAACTGGAAGACCAGATGGCCGAGGAATTTGGCCTCCCCAAGGACTTGGACGGCACGGTCAACCATCAGATTGACGGCTACAAGATCAAGATGGAAGGCCGCATCAACAAGAAGATTGACGCCGACAAGCTGCAAATGCTGGCCGCCGAGGCCGGTCTGTCCGAACATCTTTCCAGCCTTTTCCGTTGGAAACCAGAAATCAATGCAAAGGTTTGGAATGCGGCTGCTGACGCCGTGACCGGGCCATTGCTTGGTGCCATCACGTCCACCCCTGGACGCCCCACTTTTTCAATTACAAAGGAATAATCATGGCTTTTCTCGACGAAGAATTTACCCTCGACACTCTCCCCGTTGGCAACACCGGAAATTTTGAACCTTTGCCAGAGGGCTGGTACAACTCCACCATTACCGGCGCTGAGATCAAAGCCACGAAGGCAGGTGACGGCAAATACATTGCTGTTAAGTACACCATTACCGGCCCCAGTCACCAAGGCCGGGTGATCTTTGGCAACTTGAACATAAAAAATGCTTCAACCAAGGCCGAGGAGATCGGACGCCAGCAGTTGGGCGAGATTATGAGGGCCATTGGCTTGGCAAAGGTGCAGGACACTGACCAATTGATCGGCGGCAACTTGGGCATCAAACTGGTCGTCAAGACTGGTGAGTACGCCGGGAATGAGATCAAAGGCTACCGCGCTTTGGGTGGCGTGACACCGGCTGCGGTTGCACCCTTCAAACCAGTTGGGCCATCTGCTGGTGCTGCACCGGCGAAGTCTGCGCCACCGTGGGCTAAGAAGTAAGCAAAAAAAGACCCCGCTTGTAACGGCGGGGTCAATATAGCAACATACAACAGGAGAACACCGTGCAAATACCAGAACCAGATATTACCATCACATCCCTGATTGATCAAGCCCATGAAGCCCGGACTGAGAAGCCCCGTGCCCATATGGGTTGCAGTACGCTGGGCCACCATTGTGAACGCTGGCTTTGGTTGTCGTTCAGGTGGGCAGTGGTTGAGAAGTTCCAAGGCAGGATCCTGCGACTGTTTAGGCGTGGCTTCAATGAGGAGGCCACCATCATCAGCGACCTACGCGCTATTGGCATGAGCGTGAGTGGCACTCAACGCCGGGTGAACTTTGGCAGTCACGTATCGGGTAGCCTGGACGGTATCGGCAAGGGTGTGCCTGGTGCGCCAAAGACTGAACACGTTTTGGAGTTCAAGACCCACAGTCTCAAGAGTTTCAACGACCTAGAGAAAAATGGCGTGGCAAAGAGTAAGCCTGCACATTACACGCAGATGCAAGTGTATATGCACGGCACCGAGTTGAAACGCGCCTTGTACGTTTCCATCTGCAAAGACGATGACCGCATTTACACCGAGCGTTTGGAGTATGACCGTGACCATGCGGTGAAGGCCGTTGCAAAGGGTCAACGGCTGGCGCTGACCGACAGAATGCCACCACCCATAAGCACCGACCCGACATGGTTTGAGTGCAAGATGTGCGCGGGACACGACTTCTGTCACGGCTCAAAGACCACAAAGCAGGTCAACTGCCGTACCTGCGCCCACATCACGCCGTTGTCTGATTCGACATGGCACTGCGCCAAATGGGACGCCATCGTGCCAACTGACGCCCAGCTTACAGGCTGCGAGAGCCATGTCATCCATCCTGATTTGGTGCCGTGGAAACGCCTAGAGGGGCCAAGCGATTGGGTTGCGGTCTATGAGATCGACGGGCAGGACATTGCCAACGGCGAACCGGGTGAAGGTGTGTATGGCAGCAAAGAACTGCTGGCTAACACTGCCGCCTGCGTGGCTGCTGATCCGCAGGTCATGGCGTTGCGGAAAGAGTTTGACGGAAGGGTAGTGGGGTGAGTGTTTCATCAAGCCTTGAAATAACGTATAATCAAAACATGAAAACATATTACGTTTACCTTCACACACGCAATGACACCGGCAAAGTTTTTTACGTTGGCAAAGGTCGAGGCAGACGCGCTTGGTGGAAAAACGGAAGAAATAGACATTGGCATTTTGTGGCTAAAAAGCATGGGTATGAGGTGCATATTTGGCGTGATGAATTGACCGAGGTTCAAGCATTTGAAATTGAAAAAGAACGTATTTCTTTTTACGGAAGAAATAACTTGTGCAATTACACCGATGGTGGAGATGGAACTTCTGGAACTAAAAGAACTGAAGCTCAAAAATTGCATATGAAAGAAAAAATGATTGGACGCAAATTTAGCGAGCAAACTTTAGAGCAAATGAAAATTGCAGCCAGTCAAAGATCAAAGGAAACAAGACAAAAACAAGCTGATGCAATACGTGGAAGAAAACATAGCAAAGAACACAAACAAAAAATATCTGCGGCAGGAATTGGAAGAATTACAACGGAAGAAACCAAGAAAAAAATATCAGATGCTCATAAAGGAAAACCAAAATCAGCAGAGGCTGTAAAAAAAATGGCTCAATCAAAATCAAAACAAGTTATGTGTTTAACCAATAACACAATTTATGAATCACAAAGAGAAGCAGCGCGTCAATTGAATTTAAAAAGTTCACACATTAGCGCCGTTGTAAATGGAAAAGCGCATCAAACCAAAGGGTTTGTTTTTGTATCGGTGCAATCATGAAATTGCGCGAATATCAAACTCGCGCACTGGAAATGCTTTACGCATGGTTTGAAAAAAATTCAACCGGCCATCCGGTGCTAAATATGCCTGGAGGTTCTGGAAAATCTGTGGTCATTGCATCGTTAGCTAAAGATGCTTTGCAAAACTGGCCGGAAACAAAAATTTTGATGCTAGTGCATTCCAAAGAATTGATTTTGCAAAATGCTGACAAGCTACGTAAGCTGTGGCCGAATGCACCGCTTGGTGTTTACAGCGCCAGTGTTGGAAGGCGTGACCTTGGAGAGCCAATTACATATGCTGGCATTGGATCAGTCGCTAAACGTGCAAAGCAGTTGGGACACATAGATTTGTGCATCATTGATGAAGTTCATGCTGTTTCAACAATTGAGAGTGGCATTTACCGCAAGTTGATTTCTGACTTGTTGGCGATAAACCCGTCCATGAGAATTGTCGGTTTAAGCGCCAGCCCGTACAGGCTTGGGCAAGGCATGATTACCGAGGGTAAAGACGCAATATTTACAGAAATTTTGGAGCCGGTAAGCATTGAGGAACTGGTTTTCAAAACGCACCTTGTACCGCTGCGATCAAAAATTACGCAACATCAATTAGAAACTGAAGGCTTACATAAGAGAGGCGGCGAATACATCGCGGCAGAAATGGAGGCCAAATTTAACACTAGCGACCACAATAGCGCAGTAGTGCAAGAAATAATTGAAAAGGCGAACAACCGAAAACATTGGTTAATTTTTTGTTCTGGTGTTGCTCACTCTGAAGCAATGGCTGAATGTTTGCGCGTTGCTGGCATTGCCGCTGAATCATTGGATGCCACGCATAATAAAGCGGAACGTGAGCGTAAATTGTCTGAATTTGAATCAGGCAAATTACGTGCGTTGTGCAACGTAGGAATTTTGACAACTGGCTATGATTTTCCTGCGTTAGATTGCATTGCATTTTTACGGGCCACTGCATCGCCTGGGCTTTATTTGCAATGTGCGGTTCGCGGAATGCGACCATCACCAAATAAAACGGACTGCCTGGTCCTAGACTTTGCAGGCGTGGTGGAGCAACACGGGCCGATAACTGCCGTGAGAGCGCCACCAAAAAAGGGTGACAAGCAGGGCGAAGCGCCGGTGAAAGTGTGTGACCACTGCCAAGAAATCTGCGCCTTGAGCGTAAGGGTTTGCCCGGCCTGTGGTGAGGCATTCCCAGAGCCGGTAAAACCACCGCTGCGCCTACACAATCTTTGCATCATGGGCGTAGAAGGCGTGGACATGGAGGTGACCGCCTGGACATGGCGGAAGCACATCAGCAGGGCATCAGGGCGTGAAATGCTCTCATGCACTTTTTATGGGGGCCTGTCAGACCCGCCAGTGATTGAATACTTGGCAGTGACTCACGATGGCTACGCCGGTGAAAAGTCGCGCAGGCTACTGGCTGACATTGCCCATCAGGCAGGCGTGACGCTGGACTATGGAGCCACCGACCTGCACCAGATGGCGCAACAGATAACCGAGGGCAGGCCGCCGAGCGCCATAGAATTTAAGCGTGAAGGCCGTTTTTTTACCGTACTAAAGAGGACATGGAACTAATGAATACCCGTCACCCAGAACCCGCAATCGTTACACACTACCGCACCACCTTAAAAGCCGAGCCGCCGAGGGTCTGTCATACCTGCGACCATTACCGCCCCGATGGCATATGCGCCGAGTTTGGCGAGGCACCGCCACCAGAATTTGCAAATGAGCCTGGGGGCTGCGCCTTGTGGGTCTGGGAGGTGCCATTCTGATGGAGTCCGAACATCTACAGCAAGTGCGCCTGGTTAGCTGGTTCAGGCGCAGCTATCCTGGCGTGAGGGTCTTTGCGATCCCCAATGGGGGCGCTAGATCAGGCACACAGGGTGCCAACCTGAAGGCCGAAGGGGTAACCCCTGGCGTGCCTGATTTATTTTGCCCTGAGTGGCTGCTATGGGTTGAAATGAAACGCGAGACGGGCGGCGTAGTGTCGCCAGTACAAAGGGATTGGATCGCGTACCTTGAAAGCATAGGCCACAAGGTTATCGTGGGCCGGGGTTTCGAGGATGCTAAACGCCAGATAGAAGACGTAAAAAAGCCCCTGTGAAGGGGCTAATTGTTTCAGGTATCGTTACAGGTTAAGAATCAGGGCCATCAGGGCAGCCACTATGGCAGCCATCAGCATGGTTCATCCTCCCACCGGGTGCCGAGCCAGTCGGCAGGATCATATTCTGAGTAATACAAGTACTCCATTGCCTCTTGGTGGCACCATGCATACAGGTGCATTAGATGGTGGATTTTGTCGGTTATATCGTGATCTAGCATTCTCCCGCCCCTTTGCAGCTATAGCAGGTGGTGCCCTCATGCTGACCCTCACCCGAGCCGCTACAGGCAGGGCAGATACCTGGTTCTGAGTCATCAGGGCCATCGTCGGCCATTAGGCGGTTGTAATCCTTGTCGTCGTCGTAGTCGTGCCAGTTGCTCATGATTTGCTCCATTGTTGTGCCATAGCATCAGCGATGCCTGAATAAGTTTCACTTCTAATTTTCCACCGGTCAGCACTAGGTGCCAAACGATTCTGCCCACTATCGGTCTGATTGGCATAGCGGGGTTTCCCGTTCACCATGCGAGGCGCAATGGTCTTCGTAGGCGTGAGCATTGGCAAGCCTTTTAGCCATAAACAGGTTTTTTTGCTTGCATCATGGCCAAACATCCACGGCTGGATGATCTGATCGGGTTTCCTGATCTGGCTTGAAATGATGCTTACCGGGTTTTCAATGGCGATACGCGGGATAGGCGCGTCCATCAGTAGGCGGACGAACGCCAGCGCATCAGTGGTCAATTGGGGATCGCGTAACCCGCGAGTCGTCCAATGCATCCCGGATACGCTGAGATAGGTGCATGGGGGATGCGCCACCATCAGGTCGAACCCGTCACCGATAACGTCCATCACATTCCCTTGATAGTGTGGCCCGGGCGCATCAGTGGGCAGTAGGTCACACGATATGGCATCATGCCCCGCCCGGATGAACGCATCCCGGACTGTGCCGCTATATTCACAGGCGATTAATACGCGCATATGCTGCCCTTATTTCACGGTTCATTTGTGCTTTGGTGCATTCTGAAAAGTCAATGTCCATATGGGATTGCACCAATATTGCGGTGTCGACATCGATTTTGAGTAGGGCCATGATGGCCCGTGTGACGTAGTTCACAATTTACCCCTGATTTCGTCCATCAGATCGGCACTAACGATGCGCCATTGATCAAGCATCAGCGGCCCGGCGCTACGCTTTAGCGTATCAATGCGGTAGCTGGCGACAAACCTGGAGCCGTCATAAAATTTGACTAGGTTATTTTCGATGGTGTAACTCATGGTTTCATGCTCCAAAAATACCAAATAAAGGGAAGACCCCATACGGCAGCGCCGATAAGGCCTTGAATAAGGGTCCACAATAGTTTTCTCATATCACTCCTAAAATGATAGCTATAAACCCTTACAGGGTAAGGGCTAGGTGCCAATATGGTCTGAAAATGCAGACCCCTAAGCTCACCGCATGAGCTTAGAGAGTGCATTCTTAGGCGTAGTGAACCCCTTTGGTCTGCACAAAGCCTGTACTATCTTTCTTAGCCTGACCTTTGGCATACAAAGCCACCACTACAGCCTTTGGTTCAATGTGGCGTACATCGGTGTTATCTCCATCGATAACGCTCCAACCATTGAAATGCAAAGGGATATCGGCTTGTTTCATAAAGACTACAGCCACGCGCGAGTTACTAGGGTTAAGTAATCCCTTATGGGTTATTTTGATTGGAGTCAAACCCGAATAGCTATATGTCAGATCATAGTTATCTGCAGTCTTGCCTTTTAGGTTTCTAGCTGGATGTTTGGTGTAATCATAGAACTGCACCATTGGGAATAATTGGAATATATTCTTACCATCGATCACATCGATGTTCTCATAAAGAATATCGCTAGTGCCATTTGGTCTGACCAATAGCTGTAAACCCAGTTTATCGGCTCTACGCTGCATTGTCCAAATGTCTGCACAAATGGAGAGCATAAAAGCCATTTGATGCCGCTTAAAATATTCGGTCTTCGCGATGCGCGCCAATTGAACGCTATTAAATGCACCACGTCCGGCAGATTGTAGACAGCCATCCATACAGCCAGCTAGTCTAGCCATGCTGCAAATGATTTCATCAGGCTTCAAGTAAATGATAGCTGTCAGATAACCAATCTTTTCGCCCTTTATTGTCTTCGCACTGGCCGTGCCAAGAATGCGCTTGTAGGTTAGGCCAAGCGCTTTTAGATGGGCTTTGTAGGGGTTTGTATGCTCCATAGTCTTCCTAAGTTGTTTGATTGTTCGATGTCGGATGACATCACATAGCCCACAGCATGGGCTACAGGATGTGATCAGGCGGCTGATTTAACAGAAAAGTTAAGAACACCAATGGCGGCATCGCGGTTGCCCTTTTGAATCATTCCCATAATTTGACGCATCCACAGTTCATAGACTTCCGTACCTACTTTGTCTGCAAGTGAATAACACGCATCGCAAAGCTGCCATTTTTTGCCGTTAAGAGAGATGGGAGTGATTCCCATGTCTTCGCCTTTGTGAGTAATTTTGAGGTCAAAATTGATTGTGTTTTTCATGGTGTGAATCTCCAAGTAGGTTGGTTAGTGAGACTACAGTGATCAGGCATTGATCCAAGCATGAGTGTCACCATCGTCATACGCCACCAACAAGGCAGCGCGCAGTTCATCTGCCGTGATGGAATTGTCAAATTCCACCGACTCATCCCACGATGAATTTGGATCAATAGACATAGCCCAATTGACCAACTCATAAGTTTTCATGGTTGACAGTAGGTTAGAGAGTGTTTGCATGGTGTTGCTTTCGGTTGGTTGGTGAGACTACAGTGTAACCGATTTTGTTGCAGTCTACCTGGGACAAACCCTAGTTTTGTACTGTTCGTTTGTACAGTATTGGTATTAGGGTTTACCCTTACATTTCATGCACAATGTATGCACAATGTATTGTGTAAGGTATTGACATTGACAGTGCCAAAATACATCTACATGCACAACAACTCTAAGAGTTGTGCATTTGTGTATGGCTCTGTGCGTCGTTTTATGCGTAAAATTACAGCTACTTGCTTAATTTTTAAGCAATGGCCCTTTTTGGAGTGAACATGGCATATGCAACAGATGAAGTAGCAGAGATTCAGGAAAAAGTGATCACTGAAATTCAGACTGGGCGAAGTTTGCGCCAAGTTTGTGGTGATGAAGGGATGCCGAATTTCAGGACGGTGCAACGGTGGATCGTTTCGGACGGCTCCTTTGCCGTCAGGTACGCGCGCGCTCGGACTGCCCAAGCCGATACGCTGTTTGACCGCATGGAGGCTGTAGAGGAGGCTGTATCAGCTGGAACTATGGATAGCCACGCTGCACGTGTCGTGCTGGATTCAATGCGCTGGAGGGCATCCAAGCTAGCCCCTAAGGTTTATGGCGATCGCCTAGACGTACAGGTGAGCGATACCCGCATCAGCATCAGCGGTGCCCTAGCTGCAGCCCAGTCACGCCTTGTAGACGTTGTGGACGTTACACCGCGCATCAGTGCATCGCCTGTGCAAGCTGTGCATGACCAGGATGCCGAAGGGTAGGGGGGGGAGGGCCGAGCGCTGGGTGGTCACGGCTACGGATGGCCCACAAACAATTTTTATTTTTTTGTTGCGATAATGCCCTTACCCTCTTGCTAGGAACCCATCATGGCTACAAACAATCTTGCGCCCAAAAACGTCAACGTGCTAAGAAGCCTAGCGGAGCATCCCAACCCATTGCAATATTTGATGCAACTGGCGTCTGAACGGCCTGAATACGCAGCTTTGACTGATTACCTTACAAGCCGCAGTGCAATGCCGCCGGTGTCGTTTGGATCTTTGCCTGCTGGAACAAACGCTGAATTTGGAATGTCAGGAGGTTTTAACAGTAAAAATATTCCAGAAACTGGTGCTATTACTTTAAGCAACAAATATTTAAACAAAGGTTACGACCCAACAAACGCTGTGCCAACTTTAACGCATGAATTAACTCATGCAGCTCAAGGAGAAATTTCAAAACAAAGATCGCAAAAAGAAGTATTAGATAAAAATGCTAAACAACAATTTTTAGATGCATACAAAAAATTAATTTTTAATCCAGATGGATTTAAAACTAATAGAGCAAGATATGCACAAGGTGTATTAGCTGACAAATTAAATCCAGCATGGGTAAAAGAAAATAAAGATTACCGTTCATCAATAGATGAATTACCAGCGTGGGCGATGGGTGCAGCTGCTCATCAAAATCCATTATATGAATATGATGATTACAACGCACCGGCGCATTTAAACCCAACATTGGCTACTGAATATCAAATATTGCTAGATTTAGCCACAAGAGATGCTAAAGCAAATCCAAAGAAAAAGAAGCAATAATGCAAACCACAATATATAAACCAGAAGATGAACAAGAGTTAATGGCGGTACTTTGGAGTCCTGCATTAAAAGATAATCCCCTAGCTTTTGTTAAGTATTTATTTCCTTGGGGAGTTAAAGGTACTCCGCTTGAGCATTTCTCTGGCCCACGTAAATGGCAACGTGAGGTATTGCAAGATATTACTGACCATATTGCAATAAATAAAATTGCCGGAGATAATAAATCTACCGAGGAAATCATGTATAAGGTATTGCAAGAAGCAATATCTTCTGGGCGTGGTATTGGTAAGTCGGCATTAGTGTCATGGCTGACTATATGGATGGTGTCAACTCGTATTGGCTCGACGACCATTATTTCGGCGAATAGCGAGAACCAGTTACGCAGTATTACTTGGGCGGAGATTACCAAATGGCTGGCTATGGGGTTAAATTCGCACTGGTTTGAGGTGAGTGCGACAAAAGTGGCACCTGCTAAGTGGTTGACTGACCTGGTGGAGCAGGATTTAAAGAAGGGTACGCGGTATTGGGCTGTGGAAGGTCGGCTTTGGAGTGCTGAGAACCCAGATGCTTATGCTGGTGTGCACAATTTTGACGGTGTGCTGGTGATTTTTGACGAGGCGAGTGGTATTGACGACTCGATTTGGTCGGTCACTGGTGGATTCTTTACAGAAAACACGCCAAATCGTTTTTGGCTGGCGTTTTCTAACCCACGGCGCAACACGGGGTACTTTTACGAGACTTTTCACTCAAAGCGGGACTTTTGGGCGACTAAGGTGGTGGATGCGAGGACGGTGGAGGGGACGGACAAGGCGGTTTATGAGCGGATCATTGCGGAGTACGGGCCGGACAGTGCCCAGGCGCACGTTGAGGTGTATGGTGAGTTTCCACGGGCGGGGGATGACCAGTTTATACCGTCGGACATTGTGGATGAGGCGATGAAGCGGCCTAAGTACAAAGACTCTAGCGCCCCCATCATTATTGGCGTTGACCCGGCGCGGTTTGGGGCGGATGCGACTGTGATTGCGGTGCGGCAGGGGCGGGATATTGTGGCGATTAAGAAGTACCGGGGGGATGACACCATGACGGTGGTGGGGCATATCATTGAGGCGATTGAAGAGTACAAACCGACGTTAGTCGTAATTGATGAGGGTGGGCTGGGGGCGGGGATTGTGGATAGGCTCAAGGAGCAGCGGTACAAGATCAAGGGGGTGAATTTTGGGAACAAGTCAAAAAACCCGATAATGTATGGAAATATGAGGGCGCAGATGTGGGGGGATATGAAAGCGTGGTTGAAATCTGCTAGTATTCCGCACGATAGGTTTTTGAAGACAGACCTGATTTCGCCCTTGATGAAGCCTGATTCACGGGGTACGATCTTCTTGGAGAGCAAGAAAGAGATGAAAGCACGGGG